CCAGGATTACTCTGCATGTCTCGGAGGCAGTGTCACTGGCGAGCCCATCTCCTCTGAGGCTGTCTTGTCGCACATCCTCTATGAACTTGACTAGCCAATCGAAGTGAGAGCTTGGATCGGTGATGCACGTCGGATTGTCCTGTGACTTTGGAGGTATCTCGATTATCTCTGCCACTACAACGGCGCTCTCAAAGCAAGCCATCGCGGTTTTATCACCTATACTATCGTAGAACTGCCACTCTCCATCCCAGTCATCAACATTCCAATCGTCGTTGCCACAACGGGTGTAGCGACGGACTCGGGTGCTGTGAGACAGTAGTGTAATGAATGCATTCGGTAGATAATTCGCATCGGATTTTGTTTGTTCAGTCACGTTGTTACTCCACTTGGCAGCTCATGTTGTGACACTCACTGCACTCTAAAAGGACGATAGGTTCTTGAAACTCTTTTGGTATCTCGATGCGCGAAGTCTGTTTATGTCCGCAGATCGAGCAAACGACTTTGCCTTGCCACCACTTGTAGTCGTCGTTAGTTTCCATCAATCAAACACCCTTTCGCGTTCCATACGACGCAGAGCTTGTTCGGAGGTCTCGCCTTTCTTCATGTCGGTGCCGCACCCGATACATCCTCCTTTCCAGGAGCCAGTTCTCTCGCCAACTTCGTCACTGAACTCAACATTGAGGCTCTGTCTCTTCATAGCGAACCACGGAACGTGCCACAAGCATTTACGTCGCCACTCTCGGCGAGAGACGTAGACCTTAGCTAATCGAAGTTGCGTCACGTTATTTTTGAGAACGTACTTGTACTCGAACTCTTGGATGAATCGATTGTCTTGCCCACCAGGCTCCCAACTCTCTCGGCATGGCTCCCAAGTGCCATCCTCTAACTGAACCATGTGTTTGTTGTCCAGGTGGTCATACTGCCAAGGCATGTGAATAAACTTCGTCTTGTTGCCACGGCATATGACGAACGAGGCATTGTGATAGTCGTAATAGAATCCCCACGACTCCATAATCTCGTGTGGTTCTCTGTGCCAACGATCTAAGAAAGGGAGTGCAATTAGGAATCCGAAGAAGTTCAGGCAATACTCTTCTTCGAACAAATCGAGCCCAAGGGCAAATTGAAGCCTGCATCCGCGAAGTGATCGTTTAATTCTGTAGACAGTGCTGCTCATTAGTAAACTCCAGTAGAGTAATGGTAGTTTGTAATCGCGCCAACAATGCGCCAAAGTAGTCTCATTCGCCGACAAGTGGCGCGATTACCTTTCCAAAGTCATCAGTCTTCAATCCGCGCAGTTTGTTCTGCTGATTCCAGGCATTAGGTGAGTCAAACATCTTGCCGTCCGCCACCTCGAGCACTTGCAGTTCGCGATTAGCCATATAGCGAGTAAAGCCGATGGTGTAGTAGACAGCGTTCTGAAGCACCTCAACGTCTGTTACAAGAGGTATGCTCTTGCGGGTTTGCATGTGGATCACGTTTACGAGTTCAGCGGTAGTGAGCATTTCATTCTCCATGGCGCAAACGACTAATTGATTTGATTAGCTTAACGAGATTGACCCGACGCCGCAAGTTGATTATGATGCAATTACTGGGGTGCAAGGAGCGGTGAGGAGCAGACGTATGCCGATGGACAGGACAAAATATCCAGCAGACTGGGACGCGATTGCGCGAGAGATCAAGGAACAAACTGGATGGAAGTGTGAGCAATGTAGCCTTCAGCGTCGATATCCAGACGAAAAGTTCGACACGCACAAACGAACACTGACAGTCGCGCACATTAACCACGTCGAGATGGATTGCAGACCAGAGAATTTAGTTGCGTTGTGTCCCAAGTGTCATTTAGCATACGACCAAGACAGAAAGCGCATGCAGCGATTAGCGAGGAAGCGAATCAAAGCGTTTGCTGATGGCAAGATGATGTTGTTCTAACTACTGATACTGCAAAGTTTGGAGTAACTGCTCAAGATATGCCATATATCAATACTTGGGAAGATGAAGAAGTTGAAGGAATGGTTTTAAATTGGTTAAAGCAATTTGAGATATGACCTTCAAAGCCCAACTAACGAATTCAGTTCTTCACACCTTGCCGATTATCGGAGCTTTCTTTGCACCAGCTATTTACGTGGCTATGCTAGTTTTCATCAACTCCGTAATCATTCCACCAAACACGAATATCTCTAAGGATTAGACTTGTATCGTTTGCATTTTCCCAAACATCTAAACGGTCATCGTTTATACGCTCATAAACATACACTCTCAACGTGTGTACATTCATAGCTCTATTTACAGCCACGTCAATAGGCGCAACAAATAACAAAGGATAAGTATTTTCTTCTGTTATGTAAGCACTTCTATGGTCATCAGCTTCAAAGATAACACGCCCTTGTAACTGTCCATGACCATCAGCAAACGCTGTGATTGAATCCTTTATTGTTACAAGTGTGTTTATAGCCATACTGTGTCGCTTCTAAAATTACGTTCGCCATCTGGAGCTGTGATTTCTCTATTCGTTGGGTCTTTGTAAAGTGGGAAATTATCTTTATTAAGTTGTAAAAATTCTCTCAAATTTCCTTCATGTACCTTTGCAAACTTTAAGATATTAGTTCTAATATACTCAACCGCTTGAATCCCCTCACTTGCTGAATAATCACCGCTTTGAGATTGTACACCTTTGTTTGATATTCTAAAAGAAAGATTTGGAGCAGCGTCATAAGCAGCATAAAACGCTGTGGTATATTTCACGAAGTCTATTAACTCATCCTCTAGTGGATCAGTTGTTCCCGCGTTAAATTTAACTAGCAAGTCCTGAGTAAACGTATAACCTAGAATTGGCTCAATATAAACCTTTACGCTCATTGGAATGTAAGGTGCTAAATCCTTTGCATCTACGTTTTGAGTAATATGTGTTTTGTCCTTAATAAAGGCTTCAGTTACAAAGTATATCATTCTGCTGCGAGTAATTGGTTAATAGTATCTTGGTCAATTCCGTATGCTGCTAAACGTGTTCTTGCTAAAGGCTCGGCTAATCTACCCTTTGAGAAATCTCTCATTATTCGCATCATATCCATGTTATCCTTTGCGCTTAGTCCTTTAAGATTATCGTTCACAACTGCGCTTTGAATCGGCTTCCCTTCTGCGCTTAATTGCTCAGGTTGTACACCTTCTTTGATAGCTTCCTTTAGCGTAAGTATATCAGTTTCATTAATAGTTAACTCACAAGGTACACCGCAAATAGTAGCTAGTTCGTTCAAATAGTCTTGGATAGTTTCACGATTAGAATTAACCCACAGTTTTTTGAACTGTTCAGCACTAAACTCAATTTCTTCAGTTGCTCCTAAACTACCAGCAACACGTACACCCATTAATGCTGGATTCAAGTTGTGTGATATTGCCACCTCTTCTTTATATTCCTTACTTGTTTGCTCGAATAAAGCGTGATTGTCTGTTGTGCTTACAACTTCAACATCAGGTAAATTATCTTTACCGTTTGCTTCAACCTTCATAGCACGCCCGTAGTTCTTAGCACCTTTAGCATTTTGTCGCATTCCCGCAGTCCAAACATCTCTTTCATCAGGTGACATGATGTAAGGATATTTGTATATTACGCTTGGTTGTATTCCGTTTTCTATTGCTGACTTATGAAGTAAAGCAATATCAGCTCCTACCTTTTGCCAGTTTGCCGAAGATACCCAATCAGGCATCCCATAAGCTCTGAATCCACCGACTGAATTCTTAAGTTCCAATACTTGCCACTCATCTGTGTTACCTATTTTATAAGGTGTAAATATCAACTGACCTGTTGAACGTGTCCAATCTCTTGAATAGAAATAGTTTGCTGGTATATCGTTAAACAATCCGACTTGTGAATTTCTGATATTCTCAGGATCAATTAACTTGAAATGGGTGTACTTCTTGAATTGCTTTGAATAGTGTATAATCGCAATAACTCGACCATGTTTAACGTAATCTAGTACAATATTTTCACTAGACTTTTTAAACTTTGACATCGTTTCAAATTGCTTAATAGCTATCTTATCAGCAACGTCTAGGTTATCATAGTCATTCCATTCGTAACCGTTACCAATTACGCTGTACTTTTTAAAGTTGCAACATGCTTGATGCATTGGTGCGCTTATGTATAATTGGTTTAAAATCTGAGGATAAAGATTTGATTCACCAAACCAAACACCGCCAGTTCTATTAACGTAATCGTCAACTAAAGGCTGCGATAAATCCAAACCCTCAGTATTAATAGTACGAAAGCATTCTAATTCTTTGTTTTCTACCTTTGGTGTTGGTATTATATCCTTACTAAACCATCCCATATCAATTTCCTATTTGTGTTGTAACAACAATAAATCCTTTTTGTAAAATCCTGCCCGTAGTATCTTCAATATCCAACGTAGGCAGCGCACTTTCATATACACTATATGACCATTCGCCTTCTATTAAATATACCTCGCCATCCAAACCAACAGCATTAGTTGTTTCAGTTATAACTATTAAATCGTATCTAATGTTTGAAGTAGCCTGAAGTGAACAGCTAGTAGTTGGTCCATCCAAATCAAACTTATTTGTAAACACTATTAAGTAATACGGATCGAGCAATTGTGACCGCTCCGACAAAGTGACACAAATATTGTTAACTGTATTTTTTTCTATGACAAAATTACTCATTACTTTATATGTACAAAAAAAGGGGCTTGTTTGACAAACCCCTCATTTTCATGCAAATTAATTTTAAACCGCTGCGATAAGCAAAGCTTCAACTATATCTGCATCCACTTTGTATAACATGTGACGCTCATTTTCTGAAGTCAATGTAACAGGCATCTGTTGACCAGCTGCACGTGTGTTGTTAGTCGCTGCTGAGTTAGCCGATAATCTCAATCCTTGGTCAGTTCCTAACATCCACCAATCATCGTTATTATCTTGAACAACTGCTATTAAATCTCTTCGACCAGCAGCAAGTAAGCTAATTGCGTTACGCTTTCTTAAATCTATTCGTCTGAATCCTAACTCAACAGTCTGAGTATAAGAATGTGTATCAGCTACAAGGTCACCAGTCCATTCTTGGCTAAACATTGAAGTATCTTTCGGTAAAGGGAAATCTTCAAATTTAGTACCGACAGTTCGGTCAATTGCTGTTACTTCGCCATCGGTATCAGGTGCTGAAGTTGCTGTTACGGTAAGTTCCGTTACATCTTCAAACGATCCGATAAGCGCACGTTTAATTGCTCCGAGGTTATTATCCCCGCAGTCTTTAGGTATTCCCACTAATGGGCTACAAATTGCCATATCTTTTCTATATTAAATGATTAAAAAATAGGAGGGCTTTTACACCCTCCGTTAATTAGAATGTATGGAAGTAGATTTCTTCAGCGTTTGTATAAGATGGTTGGAATTTGAAATCAACACGAACACCGATTTTACGAGACAATGTAGTCTTCATGAAATCAACAATATTGAATCCTAACTCTTCGTCCATAAGGTCCATGATGTTAACCAAGTTATCCCAATAAGTTGCGATAATTACGTTATCAGAAGCACCATCAGCTCTGTATACTGGTGTACCTTGGAACGTCAATGTAACATTCTCAATGTAGTACAATCCACTCGCTTTGTTATCTGCAACTGCATCAGCTAAAGCATCGTAAACATTTGTAGAAACGATATAAACGAAATCTCTACGTCTACGAACACCTTTAGGCAATACGTTACGTGCTTGCTTTAATTTGTCGATTACGTTTGCATCAGTAATTGCTGAAGCTACACCACCGTTACCAGCTGTTGGTACAAGAATGCTTAAATCCGCAGCCATTAACGTCTCCAATCCATCAACACCATTCGCAGCAATTGTACCTGTAAATGTGATAATTTCCATTTGCTCAGTTAACTCTTCAGCTAATTTGTCAAAAAAGAAATTCATAAATGCGAAGTTCTGATTGAACTCGTTTGAACCTCTAGCCAATTGGTCAGATACAAATGACTCTTCCAAAGAAGCAACACAAAAGATTGTTGAATACATTAAAGGCTTAACCTCGTATTCTTTTTGTGAAAGCTCAGTATTGTCGAAATCAGGATCACAAGAGCCAGCCTTAATAGTAACACCAGTTACATCAACACCACCCAAGTTAACACGGTCTTTAACACCTAACAATTGACGGAACTTAGAACGTGTCTTCTCGTCTCCAATCATTGCTCTACGGAAGTATTCCGTTGCATTTGTTGTGTAATCTGCTGACGCATCAACAGTCATAGCCATTTCAATAGCTTTACCTTCAACTGTTGTTGGGTCAAAAAACGCTTTCTTTGCGTTCTTAAAATCTTCCTTAGAAAGATTAATTGTTTGTCCGTATAATTTTACTGACAATTCGTTTACTTTACTCATTTTATTTTTGGTTTTTAATTGTGTTTATACTATCAGAA